ATAATAAGTTCCAGGAGAAGATGGAGTCCAAGTAACAGTTCCAGATTCAGCACCATTGTTAGTTACACCAGATGCACCACTACCAGTACCAGTAGTATTTGCTGTCTTAATCCAGAATGGATGTCCACCAACACTTACATTGAAATCAATAGTGTCTCCAGCAACACAATTTATTGTTAGATTGTTTCCACTAATACTTCCACTACCGTCAGTTCCATTAAGTACATAAGCAGAAGCACCACTATTAGTTACTGAAATAGAATAGTTACTTGGTGATCCTCCACCAGTATTAGTAACTGTTACTTTATAGTCTCTTCTTTCTCCAAGGTTAAATGTATCCTTCTTCATCTGCGCTCTCATCAATGAGTTTGCATCTGGAGCATTAGGAGAATCTTCTACTCTAGGAAATTCAAATTCATAAACATCATTGACTTGTGGACTTAGGTATGCATACTCTGCATTTGTCAACTGGAAAACAATATTACTAGTTCCAGCATTAGTCTTCATTCTATAATGAGTTTCAGTACTCTGATCAGTTAGGAATCTTGTAGTAGCAGCCTTTTCACTGATAGTATTAGCATTCAACCAACCTCCTACTGGAGTTGTTGCTATAGAAGTATCATCATCAAAATCAGCAAATTGATATCTTCTCTCTGCAGCCCATTTAGCACATACTTTACCTTCACCTGTACCTGTTGCTCCATCATGAACCTGTCTGAAAATAGCAGCCATTCCAGCTACGATTGGAGAAGAGAATGATGTTCCATTTATAGTGTCATGATTACCAGCACTATAATTGTCAGCAGTAACAGTATTTGATGCCCAATCATATCTTGGGATCAATAAATTTTGTCCTGGTGCATATGCAGTAACAGCATCACCATAGTTGGTGAAATCTGCAAAGGTTAGTTTATTATTAGTACCTACTTTTAGAGCACCTACAGTAATGATATCAGATACATCAGCAGATCCATATCCAACTTCTTCTCCTCTTCTGGAGTAACCATCTGTATATGTAATTTCTGCATCAAGTTTTGATGCCTGACCAGAATTTCTAGATCCGTATACAACTTTAGTATTTACAGGACCATAATCAACGTCAGCATTTTGATCTGGATCAAAGAAATCTAATCCGTTACCAGCAGCTCTACAAACAGTAACACCTTTCAGCATTCCTAATTTATATTCACCATCATCTATCTGTTGATCACCACTACCACTTGCTGTAGATGATGATTCCTCAACAGTAATATCGCCATTCATACTGGCGTGTGCTTGACAGAAATACTTGAAACCACCAGATGCTTTTCCTACAAGAGCAGTTCCAGTATCAAATACAACATTTCCACCACTAGCAGTACCAGCACCAGTCACACCAGCAGCAGCTAATCCTGCATTATATGACGCTCCACCAGTCTGAACATGGAATGGATGACCAGCTGCATTCATTGTGAATGTTAGGGTGTCTCCTTTCTTGACTGTAATTGTTGGGTCTGATCCCGATACTGATCCATTAGCATCAGTTCCACTAATAGTATAGTTTGAACTACCTGATGCAGTAACTGTGAAGTTATAGTTTTGTCCAACATGTCTTTCATTCCTATCAACATATGGTTCTTTTGGGTTTGGCCAAGTATTACCAAAACTACAGTTGACTACAGAAGGTCTTGGTCTAGTATTGCCATCTAAAGTATTTCCTTTGAATCCTGCATGATCTGGATCATTATGATTATAAACCGCATCATATGCACTTCTTATGGTAGACAAAGACATGCTACCACCATCATCACTAATTCTAAGTGAATAGATTCTTGCTTTGTTTGCTACACCAGCATTGATTCCAGCAGCACATATAGCAGCATTAGTACCATGACCATCTCTACTTACACTACCTGTAGATGATGGTTCGTTTGTATTACCAGTATTATTTGGAGTGAATAGAGAACTAGAGAGTTCGTATACCCTATAGTCACCCTGTTCTGAAGTACCGTTTAGGTTTGCTTTGTTATCTGGACTGAATAGTTCTGGATGCAATCCAACGTTGACTCCTGTTGGTCTACTAGCACCTCTAACACCACTGTCTAAAATATAGATATCTACTTCATCACCTTCATTAGTTGCTGAGTATGATCCTACATTACCAGCACTAACACTAGCAGAGTAATCTAATCTAGTAATAGCATCTAAATGCCAATAACTTGTACTAGAAGATCCTGGAACAGAAGTCGTTCTAGTTCCATATAACTGGAAATTTTCATGGTCTAAAACTGATGCACCATGATCCAACTCATCAATTTTAGTTTTGAACTCTACTTGATTGTATTGTGACAGATCAGTGTCAAATATAATTGTATCTTGACTAACGAGAATCTTTACCAGCGAAGAACCACCAACCTTTGCAACAACGTCATCGGCAACTTGTTGTAAGGTTTTTGAATTAGACGCTGCTTTGGTTAGTAGTACTTTATTAGTTGCCATTCTTCTTAAGGAATTCCGTTAGTAACGTTTTTATTTCAGAGACTTCTGCTTTGAGATTATTTATATCGCTAACTGCATCTTGAAATTTCACGTTCTGATTTTTAGATTGCATGTATCTCTGATATGCAGTCTTATCTGTATTGATTACAGATCCCTTTGAGGGATCTTTGAGAAGGTCGCTTTGACCTTCTATTCTAAAGTTTGGCATTTATGCAGTAGCAATACATCTAAAGTCTTCAAGTTTAGGAACAAACGCAGGTCCCCTAGTGGTGTTCTGTTTCATAATAATCTTCACGGCAAATCTATCAAATTCTGGTAGATCTTCAGCTGTGAATTTATATTCTTTGAATGAATCAGGATCTTCTGCGAGTGGATCTAAAACATTTGAATCATCAACTTCAACTACTTCATAATCATCAGCAAGACCACTGTATTCTTCATCAAAATCTACAGGGAATATATCAGCCTCTGCAACTGCTAATGTAGTAGGTGCAGTACTGCTACCAACCGCAGTAACTTTGAATTTGAATCCACTACCTAATCCATCTCCATCGAAGTTTGGATCAAGTGTAAGAATTTCTCCTACTGCATATCCTTGACCAGCACCATTGATAGCAACAGAAACTACTGATCCATTTGTAACAACAACATCTACGGTTGCAGAGTTACCTACGCTTGGTAAAGTTGTTGGAGAATCAGCAGAGTATAATACTGATTGAGCAGTTCTTGTAAGAGTTCCACTATTAGGGTTGTATGTATTACCACCCGACTCTAGTGTAACTGTTGATAATCCATTTCCACCACCACCTTGTGCATCATCTATGGTTATTGTTGGTTTCTCAACAAATTTGGATCCCCTATTAGTAATAAGAATACTCTTGAGATTATTAGCTGTTGTATCAATAATTGGAGTTGCAGTTGCTCCATTATTAGGAGTAATTGTAATTGTAGGAGCAGTAGAATAACCTGATCCTTTCTCTACAACTTTGATTTCTCTCAAACTAGAAGTAGAAGTATACTTAGGATTGAAATACTGCCAAGGTTGAATAGCCATATTCTTATCAGAAGAAACAGGCTTGATCTTATACATCAACTGAACATCTTTATTATCAAACATGTTAGCAGTAATCCTAACATCAATATTCTGAGCAGGATTCTCAAGAGTTACAACCTTAGTCTGATACTTCGCACTATGTGCTCCCACAGCACTTTCTTCCTCATTCCTGTAGAGATATCCTCCACGATTTATTGTATCTGTATGAATATAGAAAACATCAGAACCGCCAAGAACAATGAATGCAAATGGAGTCTGTTCTGGACTTCCAACAACTTCTGGTCCGAATCTTTGTCCTTGTTTCAGTACAACTGTACTACCATTGAGTTTATCTACATCAGGAACTTTTAGATATCTTACATCAATATAATTTTCTTCTTGATTGACTCCTATAATTTCTGCTTCTATCAAACCAGTAAGTGCTTGAGATGTTGTAGCAGAAGCACTATAGTCTCTAGTACCATTAGCATCAGTCTTATAGATGTTGATTATTCTTTGACCAACACTCAATGATTGTCCATTATTAGATATTGGACCTAGAGTACTTTCTCCACCACCTGCAGGAGTAGTCTCAAATGGATATATCCTATAAACCTTATAACCAAACCTCTCATCATCATGAGAAGGTCTATCAATTCTATTAGATGTTGCATAAAGATTGACTCTTTCAAGATCTAATACTGGAGATACTGCATCATTGCTAGTACTCATTGTCACATTATATGCTAGAGACTTACTACCTCTATTTTGATAGACTTCATTTATTTCAGAAAGTATCTGATAGTTATCTTGAAGATATGCATTTTCTCCAGGTACAACAGAGAATGTGTGTTGTGTCAAATCACTAGCATTATGATAATCAACTGATGATGATTTCAATGCAGTAATTGTATGATTTACTGAATTGCTTGCAAACTGAAGAATACCTATTTGAGGTTGTAGAACTTGGAACTGCTTATTTTTAGAAGCCCAAACATAATCACTACCACATCTTCCACTTTCAGTTGCTTGATCATACTCATTATTAGAATCCTTAGGCAATTTGATGCAATAAGTATCTAGTCCAACATTACTGATTTGATGCACTGAATTCAATTTAGAAACAGCAATACCATTTGCTAAAGGATCTACAGATCCAACACCTGTAACACCTTTCAATACAACATAATCACCATTAGTCATGCCATGATCTCTATGATGAATCATAACAACTCTTGGGTTAGCACCAAATAGATTTTCTGCATATTCTGCAGGAGCAGTTGCACTAGTGAAGATTCCCTCACCGACATTAGCCTGACCTCTATAAGAGAGTTTATTAGTTTCTAAAGGTTGCTTATCTAGTAGTTCTGGTTGTATTCTTCCATTCTGGAATTCTACAGTAGCAGTAGAATTAGTGACGAATTTTGCTCTATTGAGAGTAAACTTGACATCTTCAAATTGATCAGCAGTCCAGACTGTAGAGTTCTGTGACTTGAATAATGATCCAAGATAAGGTTGAGTAGAAACTCTTTGAGTAGATCCAATCTCATTTTCACCCAATCTAGAAATATACATGTTGTAATCAATACTATTTGATATTACAACAAACGCATACTCTCTATTATTCTCAAGATATATTGGAGCCTCAAATTGGAATGTAGTAGCAGAAGTTGCATCTTCCGATGTAGATACACCCATATCAACTGAAGGAGACTCATCTCTTATCTTAGTAACAGCAAGTGCTCCTGTACCAGTACCAGATATAGAAACTGAAGGTTCTGAAGTATAACCAGATCCAGAATTAGTTACAATTATATCAATTATTTTATTACTTACAGGATCAATATTTGCAGTAGCAGTTGCTTGAACACCACCCACCTGCTGAGGAGCACCTATAATAACAGACGCTGTAGTATAGTTACTACCACCATCTGTCATCTCAACACTATTGACTATAGATGTAGATTTTGAAATCTTTGTTACTGCAGTTGGTTCTGGGAATCTTTGGATAGATAGAACTTCGTCTTCTACAAATGTTTTACCATTATGATTATCTAATAGTAAACTATAAACAGTATTTCCAAAATTAGTTGTAGCAGTTGTTCCTTCTATACTTAGATTGGATTTGACTGTACCAGTAGCACCTGATGTCAATCCAATAATAGTTTCACCAGCAACAAAGTTTATAGGAGCATCACTAATAACTTTCAATGTTGTATCTGGATTGATAGTAGTTGTACTAAATGGAATTGCCTTCTTACCAGGAGTTCCCTGTAAAGTTTCAGTTAGATAACATGAAACTGGTACAGTCATACTCTTGTTCTTGAAGAATACTTCCAAACTAGACATAAACATACCATCTTCAAATCCTTCAACCATAAAGGTTTGTGCGACAGGATCAGACCAATTTTCTGTAATAACATTTTCAGTTACACTGGTTCTGACACCATCAATAAATTGTACTGAATCAGAATCACCAACAGATCTTTGAGCAATAACAGGAACCCTTGTAGATGTAATAGTTCTTTCAGTAGTCTCAAGAAGACCCATTGCAAAGTATTCTTTTTCTGCAAATGTATCAACTTGATCCTGAAGATCACTATTGGTAGAACTAGAAGTTAGTCTTAGTGTTCTTTCTCCAACTCTAAACTGTCTCTGTGGACTAGTAGTATCATAAATTAGATCTTCAAATACTCCAGTATAAGTTTGATATGAATATGCATCATCAGAAGAACTTTGTGATACTCTTCTTCTATCTAATTCAGTACCAGAAATTCCTCTAGTAGCAAGTGTTGATATAGTTCCATCATCAAATGTTCCAATTGGAGCATGTCCATTAGGAATAACAAATACACCACTTATATTACCATTATCGTCTGTAACTATTGGTTGTCCAAATCCTTTAGGAGAGTTTAGAGCAAACCCAGTATATGATGAATCAGGACATACCCATGAGTTTACATCAATACCTTCAAAGAATGCATAGATTCTTGTATTGGGTTTCATTGCTGTTACTGAGAAAGCAACTTCCCTTGATCTCATAAATGGTTGGAATGCAACTCCAATTACACGGTTTCCAAAATTCTGACGAACAGTATCGAAACCAGACATTGTGTTTCTAGTTCCAGTCCTTGTTCTGGTTCTGGTTCTACCTGTAACAGTAGAATTAACAGTTCTATCAACACCAACAACAACTGCCGTATCAGAACCAGTAGGCATTTGACCATTCCGTGAATTGTCACGTGAAGTTGTTGAACTAGATGCAAGAGTTTGTGATCCACTCCAAGAAGTCTGCCATTCATTCCAAACAGTACCAAGGACTCCTCTTTCATCTGCCATATTTGATATGGTATCAAAAAGATTATTATCTTGCACAACAAGATCTGGTCTTGATACAGTATCCTTCCACTCATCAATATCAGGATTCATCTGTAGATTTCCTTTATATTGGAAAACTAGGAATGGGTTGAGGTTTACTGTTTCTGTAGCATATGGGTTCTTGATAACTTCTTCATCAGTATAATTGAGAGTTACAATAGAACCTGATTTCTTATATCCTTTAGCTGATCTAGAATCATCATCTGTTAGTTTCTCAGAAAGATGAACTTCACTAGTAAAGTGCTGAGGTCTCAATTGCTGAGTCTGCATGTCAATAGAACATTTATATTCTGTTGACCAAGTATCACCTACATTATGACCAGCAAAACTATCAACTACAATACCAGACTTGAATCTATCAAGTCCACTCTTAGCATCTTTGATAGTAACATTCAATGTATCTTGCTCTAGTAAACTAAGAGTAGTGTAATACTCCATAGTTTCTATACGTCTATCAAGTTCACGAATATCCTTCATTGTATAACGTCTATGGTTATACGACTTGATCTTTACATCTTTAGGACTAAAGGTATAAGCAGGAATATCTAAATCAAATAGTCTTATAGAATCCTGAATTGGATTTGGATATTGTGGAATTGTAGAAGGAACTCCTTGTACAACTTCAAAGGAACCTTTCTTAGTCAAATATATACTATCTTTTCTTGGTAGATAGAAATCATAAGTGAAATCAATAGATTCATTAGGTGTAGGAATAAATGTTTCAATATTTGTATATAAAAGAGCACCTATTTCATTATTATCCTCTGCACCAGCAATTTGACCTGGATCACCATCATTAGGTGATAATCTAAAATCAACACAATCTCTAAGAGCCATTATGCCTTCTTTCTCTGAGAAGTATACTGGAACATCTGCATAATCCAATGTTAGATTTGATGCATTGATATATGAATCAACTGAGAAGAATTGACCATCATTCTGATGATCAAAATAATCAAAGTCTATCAATAATTGTCCAGCTGGTTCTTCTGTTCCACTCTTTCTTACAATTCTTGCTATATCATAGAAGTTATCTCTTTGACCATTATCAAAGAAGAATCTATCTTTTATATCAATGTCATTTACAGAAGCAAGAGCATCTGGATCATTAGACATATGGACTGCATTCAATTTAAATCCATCAGTTTTCTTTAGATTTATAATTGAATCAATTCTAAAAGTTGAAACTGGTAACAGAGCATTCTTTAGGATCTTTGATCTTGGTTTAGCATTTCTAATTACTATAGGAGCCTGAATCTTTATTACTGCATTTGACCATTCAGAAGGAAGACCTGACCATGTAACTTGAGAATTTACAGATGAAGATGCTAAAGTTCTAGAAAATTCATAAGATGATAGGTTTAGTACATCACCATTTTCTAAACCTGTACTAGTACTCTTATCTTTTACTATTGCAATATAATTTGAAGAAGAGAATCCAGCAAAATCTTTATTATCTCCTTGTAAGTTGAATGTCAGAGTTTTTCCAGCACTAACTGTACTAGAGAAGTTCTTTACGCACTTTACAGTAAATCCACTCTTAGATTGATCCTTAGCAACAGTCTTCACGACTTGATCAGGACATCTGAATATCAAAGAACTACGACTTCCATCATTTATCTGTGCTTCAATTTTGACTACTTGAGCATTTGTTATGCTGTCAATCAGTGGACCTTGAATGTATATTCTTCCAGGTGTACCACTATGAACATACCTTACAATATATCTACGTTCCTTACCACCATCAGAAAGAACTTTGATTAAATCATCTTCCTTTAGAATTTTAGTTGGATCAACTGTAATACTTGCAAGTTGAAGATAATCATTTCCAGCTACACCAGTAACCTGACCTACATCTGTGAAATTGTAGAAACTTGAATTCTCTGAAATTACGTCTGCAGTAAAATTATTACTACCTGCAAAATCACAAACAGATTTTACATCTTTCATAGTATAGGTATTGATACAATTATCCCACAATTCAACTCTCAATGTAGCAGCAACACCAGTACTTAGAATTGTTGCTTCAGGGATAGAAGTATATGTTTTTGCTCTTGCAGATTTGTAAGACCATTCATTAGGGAATACATCATTTGCTGTATCAGCACCATCATCAAAATATACCTTCTGAAGACCACCATCAGTGTTTTGTGTACACTTATATGGGAATATATTAGATCCAACAGATCTAGTAAACATTACATCCACACCATCAATAGTAAGTTTATGAGTAGCAGTTGGATTATTACCAACAGTAGCATAACCTGTTCCACTATCTACAACATGCAACTTTCTAATAGTTCCATTTCTTATGATGGTTCCAGTAGATACTCTACCAGCACTGCTGACACTATTATCAGGATCAGTAACTACTTGTTCTCCACCAATAAAAGTTCCTTTTACATTTGATAATAAAATTTCATCATATCCATCTCCAACATAGGCTGATTCAACAACACCTTGAGCACCACTAGATGATCCAGTAACACGAGCACCTTCAGTCTTTAGACCTGAACTATACTTACCATGAACCTTATTACTATGAATTTTTATAGAAACGAATGTTGATGTATCAAAAATACCCAACTTGAATATAGAATTTCTAGTTTCATTTCCACTTATTCTACCAATAGAATCAGTAACAGAAGAAATGTTTTTCAAATACTTTGGACTAACAACTCCGATTACTTTGGTATTCAATTCATAGATACCTCTCAGGATTGCTCTGTCAGTTCCAGTAGCAGTTCCACTTAGTGCGTCTTGAATCTCAAGTCCAGAATCCATCCTCTCAGAAGTACCATCCAAACTTACCACCATAATCCATTGATTACAAACATTACTAGTTGCAACACCATTCTGTAATGTTCCTATAGGTGCAGTTGCATCTAATTTCACCATACTTCCAGCAACTACAGTTGCTTTAGCAGCACCACCATTCTGGTTTATAGTCCAAACTTGGTTATATGTATTAGGATAGTTACTAGACCAATCATAAGTTGCTTGAGCATCTAAGTTTTCTATATGAAGTAAATACCTTACTGCTGGTTCATTACCTCTATTAGACTTAGTATCTCCTAGATAAGAATCAATAAACCTATTATAAAGTTTTAGTTGACTGTGTGCATTACCACCAAGACCTACAGAAAGTGTATCAACTTCAGGAGAACCATAAACATTCTGCAAATTCAATGAAGCTCCTGTTGGGACACTAACTGAAGCTCTTTCTCTTGTTAAAGTATCTCTTGCTCTATCAAATGTTTTGTACTTAGTTCCTACGCTTTCAATTTCATATCCACGTACATATGCTTTACCTGGAGATAGTGCAGCAACAATCTTATCATCTGATACTTCAGAGACTAAGTTATTATATAAACCATTTGCTCCTAATGAATATACACCATTATTTGTTCCATCGTCTTTATGATTTTTTATTTCTAAACCATAATTCTTGACGATATAATCTCCAGACTCATCATAAGTTCTACGAGCAAGAATTTCTTCTATATCTGACCAAGATTGCTTCTCAACCTTTCTTTCAATCTTTCCATCTTTAACACGAAGTAATTCAATAAAATTATTTTCTACCGCTACATCAACATTCCTTGATGCTAATGTTAGTGTAATCTTTAGTCTATGAGCACCAGGCGCAGCATAGTTACTAAACCCAGATGCATTATCATTTAGAGATGTATCCTCATCTGGAGTTATAAGATCCTCTTGTACAAGAAAACCAACTCTAGCAGTTGGTACGGATGAATACTTATCAACAACAAGCGTCTGAGCTGCGTTTCTTACAAAATGACCATTGATATAATATATACCTTCTTGAACAAATACTGCTGAACCATATCCAGTTGCATTACTTTGCTCTAAACTAACGTCTGCACCAGCACCATATGACTTATATACTGTTGGTCTTGTAGATCCTGTAATACCAATAACGGCTGTAGGAGATCCTACAATATCAGTTGCAATTATTTCACCTTCTTGGAACCTTCTATTTGTAGTTGAAGTACCACTACTCTCATATCTAACAAAGAATGTTACTGCATCAGCAGAAGTTTCATCAGTTACATTGAGAACTTTGGCAATAACCCCCGTTGTTTGACCTGTTAAAGTTGCTCCAAGAAACTGAGAAAGTGTAAATCCCTGAGAATAACTAGAGATTTTTATATAACTATACTGATTATTAAATGAAATTTCACCAGGAACCACCATCGATCCCTCTTTCATGAGGTACTTACCTACACTTTCAACCTGATTCTGTAAAACTGATTGTAATGTAGTAAGTTCTCGTGATTGAATCGAGTATCCAGGTCTAAAAAGAACTCTGTAAAAATCCTTAGATGACTGAAAATCGTCATAATAAGGAGTTACATTTAAATTTGTACTCTGTGGCATCTTCTATTATCCTGCAATGGGGGTATATTGATCAATCAGAACTCAATTACGAGTTTTACATCTTCAATCTGGTCAGCGGCTCTGGTAATAACTCGTCTGTTTTCAACGTAGATCACGTCTCCAGTATACTTACCATACTCAGGATCACAAAGACCATTTACAAATGTTCCTTGTTGCTGAATAGTACCTTGACTAGTTCTGCTAATACCTCTATCAGCATTAGAACCAGCACCAACAATGTTGTTTACACTACCACCACCAGATGCTGCAGTGTAGAATGGATATGTAGATCCATCAGAATCTCTTAGTTCAGGATCATTTGGTGACTGATTGTATCTAAGAATTGCAAGGTTTCCTGAAGTATTATACTCGTAGTAATCAACAACACGACCTTTTGCGTTTACTGTCAAACTTTGAGTACCCCTAGTTACAGTATAGGATTGAGAAATTACCTCATCCTTAGCATAAATTCCACTTCCAGAAGAAGTATCAATAATTGCAGCAAATGTTCCACTAGCAGTATCAGATGTTAGTGCAGTTCCAGCAGGATTTGTTGGGTCTTTGATAACACCAATTCTTCTGAAATCCTGATCAACATAGAAGTCAGTTGTCTTATCAGCAGCAGTTGACCTATTACCATAGATCAATCTGGTGTTGAGCATGACTCTCTTTGCACCAAGTTCCTTTTCTACATCCTTACCATGTCCATTTTGAGGTGGAATGACAATCTCTATATTAGGTGCAGTATAACCAGAAGCAGGAAGAGTAGAAGATGGAGTACCAGCTCTTAGATTGGTAACAGAAGCGTAATAAGTAGCACCTGCACTGAGATCAACAGTTGCATATGTATAATTACGTCCTCTAGTAGTAATTGCAGCAGCACTTACTTGACCACTAGCATCAGTAGTTAGTTTGAGAACTGCGAATCCGTTAGTGGCATCATCTCCATCACCCTTGACTCTGAAGAAAAGATCCTGAGAAACAGGAAGACCTGATCCAGTAGTCTTTAGAAGAGCAATATCAAGTGCTCCTTTTACAACAGTAGAAGCATAACTAGTAGCTTTTACAGGTATAAAGTCCGTAGATGTAAAGAACAATACATCATTAGTTTCTAACTTATACAAGTACTGATAGATGTAACCGTCAGTAGATGAAAAATCAACGATATTGTCTGAGTTTGCAGCAGCCGCAGTAGGAGCAGTAGTTCCTGTACTTCCTCCTGTTGGGTTTGTTGGTGATACACCGTTATTCAAAACCTTGAATACCTCATAGGTAGTAGGGTTCATTACATAAAATTGCGAATCTAGTAATTGAGAAGTACCCTGTGCAGTCTGATTTGCTTGATTATAGTCTGGACGGAACATTGTATACTTTGTTCCTTGAACCCAGTTGTAGCGTCTGACAACCTTTCTTACATTAGAGAACCCGATTTTCTTCAGAGAAAGGATATCATCGTGAATCTCATTATAAAAATCTCCATTATCATAAGGAACAGGTACATTTCCCTCACTCAGAGTGGGAGATGCTGTGCTTCCATAGTTGCTGTTCGCTGCATACGAATCATACCACGAAGTATGTCGTCCAATAAAGAAGTAAATATTATTGGAATTGGTGTTCGTGTTAGAAGTATCGAATGCTTTAAGGAACTTATCGGCATTATGGATTCTAAACTGCTCAGTAATTAGGCTACTAGACATCGCTATAAAATTGAAATACGGGCTTTCTTACGTTATTTATATTTATACCACGGATCTAAGTAGATCCTAAGCGGATGGGACGTGCTGTTCTAATCAAATCACCAGCACTATAGTTCTGAGTGAGAGGTTGTGTAAGAATCAACCTCTTATTTACCCAGTCTATTGAATCATAGGCAAGTCTTTCCTTACCTGTTTCTATTTCACCAGAAACCTGAGAAGCAATGGATACCATGACAGTATTTGCTACATTACTTATATTCGTTCCAGAAAGAAGATTTTGACCAATATTCAATCTTATAACGAATGTGTTGGAATCAATAATCCTATCAACATAACCAACTATGACAAATGTTCTTTCTTCATATATTGCCATATCCTCAGTCAACCAGAAAGTATTACCTTCAACTGTCATATAGTTGAATCCTTGAACACCTTCCAAATTGATGAATGAATTTCCAATAGAACCAGATGTAGAGAACTTTCCAGCAAATTCTCTTATCATAGTATGACATGTGGCATCAAATCTTATTTGTTGATGACCTGCTACAGCACTATCTTCATATAAAGATGAATAGAATCTGTCAGAAACATCCTTCAATCTCAATGATCCAAATTTATCATCAAGAGAACCAATAGTTAGTGTATTATCTACATTGAACTTATTATCTTCAAGAGATTGGAAAGTAGGAGATAATTTCAAACTACCTATAGAAACCTGATTTGGCATACCAGCAGCAGATTCTTTAGGATATGCAGGATCAGTTGAACCATAATAATCATATACTTTTGCTGAATCATCAGCTGAGAGATCATCAACTATCTCATCAGTACGGAATATTGTAACTTCTTGACCAGCTTTTGTAAGTGGTGTAGTAGTTATCGTAGTATCAAAACTAACAGTCAGTTGCTTGGCATCAAGAACCATAGTAGTTCTCAATGTTGTATCGAAGGATGACCAGAAGTTATACTGGTTCCTTACTAAAGCAAGAGGATATGTTTGAGTAATATGCTTATATGACCTAGTAACCAGAACTTCTGGTACTTGGAAATAATTTTCACCTGGGAAGTCAACAACACATCTAGCAATTTGCTTATTCTGATCAATCTCAGCATGTGCTCTTGCGAACCCACCATTATCACTTTCTGCAGCCTTGATTACGAGAATAGGTACAGTATCATAATCTAATCCTGTTGGGAATGATCCACTTAGAGAATCGATTTCATAAACGTAACCATTCTCTTTGCTGGTCATTGTGACAGCATTTGCACCAGCAAGAGTAGTTGCTATTGTTGCTCCATCAGCAAGAATCCTATCAGGATATACTTGAACTTCTACTTTATTGCTACCAAGATCCTGAACTACTGTTGCAACAGACTGTCCACCACTGAACATGACTGTTCCTACAGGATATGCTGAAGAATCAGATAGAACCATTGTGAATCTAACCCTTGCTGTAAAGGTAGCTTCACGTCCTCTAACTTCACCAGTATAATCTGAGGTCTTGAACTGTGTCTGTTTTAGACCAGACAAATCAGTCTCAAGTACAAATTTATGAACTCCTGTTGAAGCACTTATTGATATCTGATTAGTACCACCACCAATAGAATCTAAGTAATTATCAAATAACCTAACTCCTCTAGTTGTGTAAGTATAACCTAGGTAATATGTTGTTCCATTGGTCAATCCAGGAATATCAGAATTCCCATTATTATCATATGTGACTTTAGTTCCAGATATAAATCCAGAAGTTGATTGGTTATTATATGTTTCAAACCTAAGTTCTATAGGAGAACCTATAATACCAGTGGCAGCATCAAGTGAATATGTATTAGTACCAATCTTTTTCTCCCACTCAATGATATCCCTATTAGAAATATCTACAAGTTCTCTTTCAGCAACTTCACCTTCAATCTGAATACTATCACCCAACTTGAAGAATTCATAAATTGGATAAGCTTGTAATGGAAGTGTTCTTATTCTCTTATTTGTTGGAATTCCACTCTCAGTAGTAAAGAGAACAGGAGTACCATTACTATCCCTCTTGATGAAACTTGGTTCATATAGAGGTACATTGAAACCTTTGAGAACTTTCTCAAGGTCTCTACCATACCAGTATATAATCTGTAAATCAGCTCCTGCTGGAATTGGTTTATAGAATTCAATCAAGGATTCATTTACAACATATGATTGTCCGAATTCTTGAATAACACCATTGACAGTAACAATAATCTGTTCAGAGATATTAGGTATTATCAAACTACCGTTCTGCATCATAACAAACGTTGTTGCAGAAGATGTAATATCAATCTCATCTAAGATTGCATACTTACCATTAGAATATGCGAAGAATTCTTGGAATGTTCCTTTCTTCTCAATGTATGTTCTCTTAGGAGTTCTAACAACAGATGCAAGAGATGCTGGATTATCGATAGTATTGATAACGATATCCATTAGAGTACTAATAGAAGATGCAACATCAGCACAAGATGCAGTATAATTTCTTGATGCAGGATCTATAGCAATAGTATCATCAAATACTAAAGTCTTATTACTATGTCTTAGTGGATATGCATTAGGAGGAGTTCTTACGATACTCGTCATTGAACTTGGATTTGAAACCGCACCAGTAATAATTCCACTTAGAGTTGCTATAGAAGAAACTACATCAGCACAATCATTAGTATCATACCCAAGAACTGAAATTGAATTACTATAAGCACTTACAAATGTATGTGTATAATTACCACCTGAAATTACAGCACCAGCAGTAGCAGATTGGAATACATGTGGGTATTGATCAGCAACTGCACCAACTCCAACGTTGATTGTAATCTGACCATTATTTCTGGTTAGACCATCTGTAGTAGAAGACTTCCATGTATGATCAGTAGTATTGCTAGACTTCCCTACATACATTTCGATTACATCATCATTAATCTTGGTTACAGATATCCACTTATTACTGTATGGATCAGTTGGTCTTGGATATGCATGATCAGTAGCGTTATTGTCAAATCCGCATGTGAAAGTTATAGAACCATCAGCAAACTTGACATTATCACCAGTACTGAATCCGTGTGTAGGAACAGTAACTCTCATAATTCCTGATATTGGATTATACTCTGCACCAGTTACGGTGTGAAGTGATCCATCCTGAATAATCTCAATGGAATTATCATATGATCTGTCTTTTCTGAAACTAATTGCACTAGCATTTGCATTTACGAATGTATGCTGATAATCTCCACCAGCAATCACTGCATCAGCAGTTGCATCAATAAAGATGTGATCTGTAGTATTAGTAGATGGAATAGTAGATAATGCCTGTATTGTTATAGTAGTATCAGTAACTGCTGTGATAGAAACTGAAGTATTGTAAGCAGGATCACTTATTCTTGGATATGTATGGAATGTTTGATGATTATCCTTAGCACAGGTAAACTTCAATGAATCTCCAGCTAACTTAATATTTTGACCTACCTTTAGATTATGTGGTCCTATGCTGAGAACTACAAGACCTGTAGTTGGATTATATGTAGTTGCAGGTCCAGGTGTGTATTTTACTAACGGAGACTTGCCAACAGTTATATCAAATGTATCTGCATTACTTCCTGCATTTTCTACTGTAACCCACTTACCACTAATAGGATCTGTTGATCTTGGATAACTATGATCTGATGAATTACCATCCATCAAACATTTGAATACTATTGAATCATCAGCAATCTTTATTTGATCACCATCAGAGAATCCATGATTAGGAGAAGTAATACTCAATTTGCCTATATCTGGATAGTAAAGAGCATTAGTAATATCCTTATTGATAATATCTGTTCTTGGATAAGAGTGATCGGTCTGATAGTTATCCTTAGCACAAGTAAAGGTTAGTGAATTGTCAGCTAATTTTATAGATGTTCCTCTATTCAAAGTATGAGTTCCAATGGTGAGTATCATATCACCTGTAGTATGATTATAAGACGCATTAGAAACATCATGAGTTACCTGTGGAGAAGTACCCACATTTACAGTAAACGTATCAGCACTATTGACTGTTGCAATAGGTATTACAGCAGAAGCAATTGGATCAGACTTACGAGGATAAGTATGCTCTGATGAATTATCATCCATTGAACATGTAAAGTTCATTGAATTAGGGGCAATAGCAATCCTATCACTAGTTGACAATCCATGATTCTTGACTGTTACTACTAAGTTTCCTGTAGTAGGATCATAGGTAGCATCTGTTGGAGCAAGTTTTGGTAAAGGAGTACGTGCAGTTATACAATCATTCTTAGCAGTACTGAATGTATGTGTGTAACTACCACCACTAATCAATGCTCCAGTAGTAGCACTTACAAATGTATGATCGTGTAAATCAGTAACTAGAGATGCACTTCCAACATTTATTGTAATCTTACCATTCTGTATCTCCAACCCATTAGGTGTTGAACTATCAAATGTATGAATTGATTTATTTGGAGATGCTCCTATTTGGATCTCAAAATTATCTCCAAGAACTTTACCTACAGGAAGCCATCTTGAACTATAAGGATCCGAAGAACGAGGATATGAATGAGTTGTAGCATAGTTATCCATACCACATCTGAATACTAATGAATTATTCTGTAGTCGAACTAATTGAGTTGCTTTTTCTATTCCACCAGCAAGTGCATCAACAAATGTATGTGCATAATTTCCACCTGTACTAATAACTGCTCTTTCAATACAATTAGTTTCTGCAGATATGAATGTATGTGGAGTAGTATTGGTTGATGGTATAGCATCTAAAACTTGGATATCAAATGTATTATCAGTTACATTTGAAACAGGTATCCACTGACCACTGATAGGATCTGTTGATCTTGGGTAAGATTTTTGACCACTTCCATGAGTACATGTAAATGTTATTGAGTCATCATCAAGTCTTATATGATCACCATTACCAAACTTATGACCATTCACAGTTAGTGTCATAACACCTGTTGTTGGGTTATACACTACATCAGTTGGTGTATATTCATTTGCTGCGTTTACATATGTGTGTGTATAGTTACCACCAGAAATTACAGCACCAGCAGTAGCAGATACAAATGTATGAGTATCACTATTACTGATAGCACCTTGTCCACCATTTACGTTTATAGTAATTTTGGTAGAAGTTGTTCCAATAATTTCAAGTGCAGTATTATATGCATAGTCAGCACCATTACTGGTATTTGCACCTGTTGCACGAGGATATGCCTTTTCAGCAGCAGCACCTGAAGCACCATTGAATGCACAACTGAATGTTATAGACTCTGTTGCTAATCTAATACTCTCACCAACTTGTAGAGTATGAGATCCAATCTCCAATTGCATATTACCTGAAGTTGTATCATAAGTAGCATCTGTTACATTATGATTTACAGTAGGAGTTGTGCCAACATTGACTGTTATTGAATTGGATGTTGTTCCAGTAATTTTTACTGCTGTATTATAATAAGGATCTGTTGATCTTGGATAAGTGTGATAGGTACTGTTCTGATCCATATCACAAGTGAATCTTAATGAATCTTTTGCAATTCTAATTGAAGATCCTACATCTAAGTTATGACCACCAACAACAAGAGTCATTTCTCCAGTTACAGGATTGTATGTAGAATCTGATACAGAGTATCCACTAATATTAGATGTTCCAACATTTACAGTAAATGTAGAAGTATCTACAGCACTAACAGGCAACCATTTATTTGCTGCTGGATCAGTCTCCCTAGGGTATGAATGCTGAGTAGATCCTGCATCCATAGTACATGTAAAGAACATTGAATTAGGAGCAATCCTAATCATGTCAGAAACTGCAAAGTTGTGGCTAGTCATTGTAACCTTCAACTCACCTGTTAGTGGGTTATAAGTTGCACTATCAGCAGTGTGACGTGTTGGAGCAGTGAATGGATGATTAGGAATATTCAGAACTGCTGTTCCTGTTTCTGGATTATAATCTGCACCAGCTATAGTGTATGGTGATATACCAACACTCTTGATTGGAATAGACTTATTATAAACTGGATCTGTTGTACGTGGGTAAGTATGATTAGTTACATTGAAATCTTTTAGGCAAGTAAATGTTAGTGAATTAGCAGCTAACTTTATACCTGAACCTTCAATGAAGTTATGATTACCAATAGTAATTTCCATATCACCAGTGTTCTGATTATAATCAGCAGCAGTGATATCATAATTTTCTAAAGGAGATGATCCAACATTTACACTAATAGTGTTTGTAGTTGTATTGAGAATTTCTAATGCTTTACTATTAGCAGGATCTGAAGATCTAGGATAGGTATGCTTAGTATCATTAGAATCCATAGTACAAGTAAATTCTAAAGAATCCGTATCTATCTCAATACTATTAGCTGCTGTCAACCCATGATTAGGTATGGTTAGAACCATTTCACCTGATGTTGGGTTATAAGTTGCACCTGTTGGTGTGAATGATGAAATTGTAGAGTCAGTAATAGTAGCATTAGTATGCTGAGTATATCCATGAGATCCTTGTATATTCACAAGAATATTACGACAAACTTCAGAAGCAATATCTTTTGCAGCATTGAATGTATAAACAATCTCTGTTTCTCTACCAGTCACATAATTGGAGATACCTTTAGCATAGAAGCTTGCAGCATCCCAAGTCCTACTGTTTCCACCATAGGTCATGTTGAAGATTATAGAATCTAAAGCATCTTTCACATCATCTATACAATCAGCAGATGTAAATCCAGTAGGATAAGTGTAACTAGGATACTGAGCAGTCATTCTAGAAACTGCTTCATAAGCAATGAGATCCTTATTCATTTCTAGAAGATTTGCTCCATCAATCATCTTGTTAGTTGAAGCATTATCATAAGTTGAATAACCAGTACTTGTGCCAAGTTTATTATAATCATCCAACTTGTTCTGCATAGCAAGAACACAAAGATCCTTTGCCCATCTAAATGCTAATTTAGAAGGTTCTTCTTCACCTACAAGATGTTGTAATGCTCCTCCATTGACATAGAGATTTGCTGCATCATGAACCTGATCATTTCCACCAAATCTAATATTATCAACAATTGCAGAAATAACATCTCTAACATCATCAATACAATCCTGATTAGTAAAGTTACCTGATCCTGAATTTATCTGGAAGGTTCCTTTATATGCAGGATAATCTAACATTGATAAAACAGCTTCTTCTGCAATCAATGATTTATTTGCTTCAAGAAGGTTTGCTGCATCAAGGAATCTATCTCCTGCAGTTACCGTTCCTTTTAGTTTGATAGGAGTATTGATTGCTCCTCTACCAAATGTCTTTCCGTTGACTAATACAGCAGGGTTAGATGCATTGACAAAAAGATGAGTTGTTGTATTTGAAGATATTCCTACATTTACAGTAATGGTTTGAGAACCTACTGCAAGTATAGGTAAATTCTGACGGTGAGCTGGATCTCCTCCTCGTGGATACCTATGCTCTGTTGCATGATTATCATAGAAACAAGTAAAGTTTATAGACTTGTATCTAATATTGAGTTCATCATTTGTAGTAATAGGAGTATTGACTAATATACCATCTGCATTCTCAACTAAATGATTTACATCACTAACTGTGAGAACAAGTTCTCCATCATTAGGATTATAAGTTGCTGCACTTACATTGAGATTACCTAACTGGATTACGTCTCCATTTGAATCTTTTCCTGTTCTTGGTTCTACATCACCAGAAACTGCAGGAGCAGTAACGTTTTCTCCATCAATAAAATCTTTAGTTAGTACTTCAACTTTTAGTACACCCTTTCCTTCATATCCAAGAGGTGTTCTACCAACAACTTTTCCTGTTGCACCACTGGTTGCACCAACAATAATTTCATTGTCTCTAAAGTTTAGAACTCCAGCAACTTCACTCATATTGATAACTTTACCAACTCTCTTAGGAGCAGTGCTGAATGTTATTGTATTGGCATTATTATCAATAGTATAAGACTTATCAGTTCCAGGTATTTGAATAATACCATCCATGAATACCAAAGCATTTTCAGCTGGTTCTAATGGATCTTGTGGAGCATAACTTGGTTGTTGAGCAGTAGTTTGTAATGCAAAGGTTGTCTTATATCCATCGAATTGAGGAGATATATCTACAAATTTCTTAGCAAAGTTCTTATTATTGACTACATCAGAAAATCCAAATTTTCTACCTACAAACTTCTGAGTCTGAGTATGTCCTGTATCTGGATCAATGAATTCAGTAGGAGGTGCAGCAAATATAATCTTAGAAGATAATTCACCTTTAGTAAGTTGGTTTTCTGGATAGAACGTATGATATAGTTGAGGACCTACTACAAATGGATATGCTGCATTTAGTTCTGCAGTATTAGTTGCAGGAGTAGTGTAATTATATGTACTATTCTTGATAGTTGTAAAATAACAATATCTACCTAATGGAAACTCAGGAGTTACACAGAATCTTCCATTATAAACATCAAGATCTGCACCTGTTGTGCTGTAAGAATAATCTTCTACAAAATAACCAATATTGTATATTGTAGGAACGATACTAATCTGACACCAAGCAGTAGCACTCTTTATCCACATATTTTGACTTAGTGTTCCATTTACAGATGCAAGTAAAAGTGTTCCTGTAAGAGGATTGAAGGATTGAACAATTCCATTTATACCTGAAACAATACTATCATCAGTAGCACTGTTTACTTGAGTTACTACAGCACCAGGAATGAATATATCAGTAGCACCACTAAACGGAACAAATCCTACTACATTGAATTCAACAGAATCTACTGGAGGTCCAATTTGATCTCCTGTAAGAATAGTTCCATCAATAAGAGTATTTCTAGTAGAAAGAGGTCTTGTAGAGTATCCACTTTGTATTTTCTTTATTGCAGATGTAGCAGAGTGAGCATCTGTATAACCATAAGGTCCATAAATCGGAGTACCATCAAATGCCCATCCAAGGATAGGTGAGTGTGATGGAGATGAAGCATCTTCTGCATAATCACCAGTTGATGTCATATTATCATTCAACTGTCTCCTCAATCCAATTGGGTTACATGCCTGATAATATTGACCTCTAGTATTTGCTTTACCACCAAATGCATCAGTTGGTGGTTTAGAACCAACTTCAGTTATAGTCCATGTACCTTTATTGTTATAGGTTGTTTCTAATGTACTGTTTTGTAAAAGAGTTCCATTTGCAAACATTCCAATAACTCCCAATGGAGTATTTTGCTTATCTACAGGAGCAAATACTTCTGTTGGTACTCTCTTGATATAGTCTTGGAAAGAGGGGTTTAGTCCACTGTAAGGACCTATAGTTGATGTATATGATGGAACACCCCTAGAAGTTATATAAATGAATTCTTCGTCTTTATAGACTTGTGTAATGTCTGCTGTACCGCCTACAACAGTAGCACCATTATCAATATCTGTTGTACCAGATGTGATCTTCCATGAATCATACTCTAGTGAACCAGCACCAGTAGTTGTAATCTCTAATGATTGGATCTTTCTATCATTGATAATAGTATATGCTTTTCCAGGTTCTTGCCCAACACCATCGATAGTGACAAGTAATGAATTATCATTATATGGACTGATCAGAGATCCTTCTTCTCTAATATCATATATTCTCTTGATGCCATCAATATTAGCAGTAATATCATCAACATATGATAAATCAATAGCAACTGTTCCTTCAGCAGATATAAGAGAACCCATTCCAGGTCTCTCAACCATTCTAAAGAACTTATTGATCTGAACAGTCTTGAGTGAATCTGTCAATTCCATTGGAATTGTAGGATCAATATCAATAAACTCCTTGAATACTTCTATAGTAATCTGTTTGTTTGGATTCTGTGCATCACAAGTAAAGTTTGGAAGATATGAATTAGGTGATGTTGATTGCAATGATAAATCAAATCTTTCTCTATTATGTTCAGCATCCGCAAATGTATCATTTGGATGATAATCAGAAATCTTTATGTATGCATTACCTAAACCATCATTTTCTGCATAGGTAACATAATAGATCTTCTGATCAACCATCTTACCTTCAACAATATCACCAGCAGCAGTTATTCCTTTCCACTTCAATTCATAATCAAAACTATCTTGATAATACTTGAATGAATCTCCAACTTTTATATTTGAACCATTTCTTAGGAAAATGTTTGTTGCCCATGTTATACTTGATAGGAAATCAGATTGAATATCTGCACTAGTATCAAATGTAAACTTATGACGATCTGAAGGACAAGTTGTTGCACCACCTATAGGAACTGTACTTACACTTGCTGAAGAATCAAGAATAACTTCACCAAATACTAAGAATCCTGCAGGGTGAGTAGAATCCTTGATAATTTCTCTCCAATCAGTTACAGGTATCTGAGAACGAATAACATAAGAGAAATCCTGATAGAAATAGGAATCCTGAATCTTCTGAGATGACGTACTTAGTTTACCTAAGTCATCTGAGAAGAATCCACTAATAGTTGTGATAGCATCAATAGTAGATTGGATAGAAGCAGAATTGACTGTCTTTGGTTTAGATTCAGTTCCAGAAAGATATCCTTTCAATACCTGTCCTGTCAAAAATTCTCCAACAACACTTCTTACTCTAAGAGTCTGATTTATTTCATTATAATCAACAACTATACCAGTAACTAATGGATTGTTGACATCACCCTGATAAACTCTTTCTCCAAACTCATATTTCTTAGGATCTTCAAGATCTACTAATTGCATTGAGACTGGAATAGTAGTCTCAGGAACCATTGTATAGTTATTAGAGAAGCGAGCACCAGGACTTGTTATATCAAGTCCAATAACCTTACCAATAGTAGAAGATGATGGAAGAACTCTTATGTTCCTTTCATCTTCTTCAACAAGAAGTAATTCAGTTCCTGATGTATATCCTTGACCTCCGCTTGTTACCCTAATACTACGAACTGATCCACCTTGAGTATCTGCAACCAATTCAGCACCAGTTCCATTTCCTATAACATATATTGTTGGACTTATATATCTACTACCACCAAATTCCCTTGTATCAGGAGTACTTACACTAACTCCAGTAATCTCCCCAGTATTCTCATCTATAGTAAGTGAATAACGCAATTCATCATCTTTTCTGAGAGATATACCTTTTATAACAGGAAGAGATTCATATCCAAAACCTTGATTTATAATATTAATATTAGCAATTTCACCAAATACATTTGGAGTAACAACTCCCATTTTTTTTGTACCTCTTGCCTGTCCTTCTACTCTTCTCTTGACAATATACTTGAAAGTAGTAGATGTAACATCAAAGATAGGAGTTCCACCAGTATTATATGGATCCTCAACAAAATTGATCTTTGGATTACTATCTGTTATAGAACTATTTGAATTATCATAGAATAGATTTGAAATAGAAGTATCAGTTATTATCAGTGTAACTGTAGCATTAGCATTACCTGGAGTACCAACTCTACTAACAGCATACTCATCAGTATACAAATCATCATTATAGAATGATAATATAGTTGTTTGATTGGTTAGTTCTGATACATCAAATACGTACTTGTGTCCATATACAAAAGATAAATTTGGATTAGATTCAAAACTATTATTAGTATGAATACTAGAGAATAAGAATCTGTTGTTAGTACCATCAAACTTTACTACAACTGGTGTAGTAATTGATTGATTAGTTGCTGGATCTCCAAATATCTCAACTAAATCATCTTCGCTCAAACCATGAGCAATATCTGTCTGAAGAATTGCTTCAAGTTCACTTTGGTTTGTTATATCAGTATTATGTGCATGTTCCTGACCTGTAGTACCAAGCAATCCTCTGGTCACTTGGAAAATATTACCAGCCTTTCCATCCAAACGAAGCATTTCAGTTCCAATCTTGACTATGTTTCCTAGATTGAAGAAATCAAACTTAGTAGGTCCAAATGCTATATTTCTCTGATCAGTGGTTATTGGATTTATAACTTGATCTTGTACGAATATATTATTGTCATCCTGATCCTTGAATGAACTTGATGTAGTAAATCTTTGAGCATTATAAAGATCTACTGTTGCATAATACTTATCAGATCCTGCAGTGAAAGTTGCTTGTGCATTTGCAATCTCAACTGTTGCACCATTCAAGTGACTACCACTAGTAGGATATGAACTACCTAATTGTTTTCTAGCAACTGTCCATGTTTTATTCTCTATATCCCTAGAGACAATTCTCATTTTCTCAGATCCAATAGAGATGTATCTATCAAGAGGGAAAGCAGATGCATTTCCTACACGTATAATAGTATCAGTATTGGATATTGTTCTAGTAAGTTGTGTACTAGTAGATGTTGCTGGATCATAACTTGTAACAACTCCACCAGCTACTGTATTAGTTGCACCAATTCCAATTTCATTGACAGTCTCTGAACTGAATGTTCCAGCACTATATGCACCAAATCTAGGAAGATCTGAAGCATTAGGTCCTGATTTTATATCTTTTACAAAGAGATAACCATTACTATTGTCAATTTTCTCTATTTTTGAAACTCTTCCTTCACATTGAGACGTTGCTCCTTTTATATAAGTACCAACATTCCAAGCATCCATACTAGATGCTCCAGTAATAGATATCCTTACAGTGTAATCACTTATAACACCTTCAGGTGTTTGACTTACTACTGCTGTACCAGCTAAGTGAGGAACTTTTTTAGAAGCATCCCATCCACGAAGTACTGGTACAGTTTTAGCAAATTCAAAGTCTCCAGCACGACCCTCTCCAAAATAGTTCTTATTGTTCGCTCCACCCCATAAATTAGTCTCTGTAGTTGGTGATGAGATTGAACTAGCATATCTACTACCAGATCCATCAGCATTGAAAATTGCAGCTGAAGCAGCGACACCTGCCCCTCCAACGTCAGCAACACTTATATTATGCTCATATCCACCAGCACCACTATATAATGACTGATTGAATGTAGATGAAACTGTAAATGTATAATAATTGCTAGTAACAGGGTTGATATACATTTCAAGTTGCATTGTATTTGCAACTCTATCAAGTGCTATAATCTTACCAATCTTGTAAGATACATTATTTGCATCTACGTATATCTCATCAAATCCATATGCTCCATTGATATACTCATAATAAAATCCTTTTTGGGATCCTGCTGTTATTGGTAAATCATTAGATAATTGCTCTGTAGAAGAAACCTTAAGATAAACGTACTTTGTGTTATTGGTTGGGACACCATTAACATATACTATCTCATCTTCAATCTCCAATGTCATTCCAGTGCTAAGATTCTCAAGATTATTAGCACGAAGATAAATTTCGTCTAAAAGTCCTGTATTAATAGCAGTTTCAAATTCCTGTTCAATAACAGTATTATCTGAGATCTCGTCACCTTCAGAAATTCTATTATAATACAATACATTTGTACTAGTATCTACTGATGGAGAAGGAACTGTTAGTTTCTGTTGTCTAGAATCAATCTTTCCAACAATATCAGAAGCAACAATAGATGATGTGTTTACAACAGCTCCACTTGGACTCTTAGGAAGAATAGATGAAACTGCTGCTGTAAATCCAGTACCTTGTGTATTTGAATTGTCAACATAGAACTCATCTCCAGCACCCCATCTAGGAGTGAAGGATTCATTACTTGCTACATCTACGTAGTTTTTACCACCATTTTCAATAATAACAGAATCAATAGATCCTGATGAAACGTTAGATACTGTTGCACCAACTAAAGAACCAAATTGAGGTAAATTATTATTTTCATCTCTTACTCTGATAACATCAGTAGGTAAATTTTTCAATATAGAAGTTGCATCCCAGTTAGATGATTCTGGAGCATATTTGAAGGTAGGTCCTACAACATAAGGGAATCTTGGTTTTATATCATATCTGTCTATTTGATTTTCATCCGCACTTGAATGAACAGTAGTAAAATAACAATATCTACCTAATGGAAACTCAGGAGTTATGCAAATTCTTCCATTGAACTCATCTAAGTCTTTATGTAAAGCATCTCCATCTGGCTTGTACTCATAATCTTCTATGAACGTTCCCATAGAATATGCAGTAACACCAATAGCATTACGTGCATCTTTTACAAAATAAGATGATTCTAAACGTTTTAGAGGAGATGATGTGTCAAGAGGGTTTGTATATCCAACAGGACCATAAATTGGAACACCATCATATGCCCATCCAATAATAGGTGAGTGTTGTAAATTTCCTGCTGTCTCATTACCAGCAACAATATTATCACCAAGTATATTTCTAATACCTACAGGATTACCAACATAATTGTATGCATCATGATACTCTGGTATTAGACCAGGAAAAGGATATCCATTATGCTTATCTGAATATCTCTGATATTCTTTGATATTATCTCTATGCCACTCAGTCACATTTGCAGATACATTTGCTCCACTTGCAGTAGGAACAATATAAATCTTTGTTTTTGCTTTATCATAATCATATCCACCAGAAACCTTTCTTATAGAGGATATAGCACCACTTGTAGGGTCAATTGTACTGACAACGAATCTTGCCCCTCTACCCCTTCCAGATTCGTCTACAATGACTATTTCTGGTACTTGGGTATAATCCTGACCTGAACCTAATATATTAAGAGTTTCTATCTCTCCAGTAATATTATTGCTTGGAAACTGTGGGCTCATATGAGCACCAGAACCAGCACTAATAGTTACTTCAGGAGTTGACTGATATGCACCAAAAGCAGTTAGAGTAATACCTATTACCTTTCCACCAGAAATTTGTGCTGTAGCAAAAGCACCTGTACCAACACTATCATCAACAACAACTTTTGGTGGTGCAGTGTATCCAGATCCACCATCTACTACAGTAATAGAACTAAGTTCACCAGCACTTGTCAACTGTCCACCTTGTCCAGAAATATTAGGACCATCAAGTTCCGTATTTACACCTCTGAAGGATATAATAGGAACTCCATCAATTGTTACACCTATAGTTCCGTTATCTGGTTGTGTTGTCTTTGTTTTTCCTAAAGATGGAACTTTTGGTATCTTTTTCAGATGTCTTTGTGATGCAGGAGATAATCCAGCATGAGGACCAGCTTTTATTTCACCAATACTAAGAACATCAGGAAATCCATTAGAAGAAACGAATACATGATCATTATTCTCAAATACTTGGTTTACACCTCTTGAAACGTTATATTCGTTAGAAAGATAGGTAGCAACCATATTTCCAGAAGTGGAAACGGTTCTTATGTTATCTTCTGTTGAAGGAACGTTCTGTCTCCATGAAGAATTGATAGGTGCATCCTGTTTTTTACCAGATAGACCAAATTCTACAACATCTCCTTCTTTTACAAATAATCCTTTACCAGTTATAGGAGTTTCAGATATCAAACCAGCAGGTCTGAATGAAGCAGAATAATAATCTATTAAAGGATTTGCTTGCGAATCTGAAACAACATAAAGAATATTAGATCCAAATACTGATCGATTCTTAGACGCAGCTGTAAAAGTTACAGCGTTAGTAGATACATCATAAAATTCTGTACCTGTCTTTTCTGCATATGAAAAAGATATTGGTATATTATTTGCATCATTTATCCCTTCTACATAAAATTCACCATTTATATCTGGAAACCCTATAGTTGAGTCAACAACTAAGGTCTTATTAAGAGTACCAAAGGTAGTATTACTTCTAGTCTCATTAGCAGGTTGGAAATGTCCAATAACAGATTCTGCATTCAAGAAGATTCTATAAAGAGTATCATTTCCTGATTTGATTGGAATTACTTTTTCAATACTTGCTGTTGCTTCTCCAATTGTCTGATCATAACCATAAGTAATTTGTTTTAGAACTAATCCTGGAAGATCATCTACTGTAACACCATCGGCAAATTTGATTAGAGTTCCTTGTAATACTGTATCAACAGACCATGTAGATACAGAAGATTTTAGAAGTTGCTCGTTTGGATAACGAACTAAGATCTTCTCATCGTTGAATGCACTTCTGAATAAGAATTCAATAGCAGGACTTGTACCCTTAGATGCATAGAAATCCTTGATATACTTCAGAATTGTTGGTACTGAAATATCTTCGTTCAGTCTTTCAATAGGAATTCCAGAGAAATACTGAGTTTTTAAATTTTTGAATAAAGTTGCAAGGAAAAGATGACTAATATTAGTAACAGTTGTGTTACTTGCACTAAAAGCAGTTCCATTAGTACTAATGAATGTACTATCGTTTAGTAAATCACCTAGTTTTGTTGTACCTGAAGAACCTCTACGTATATCATATAATACACCAGTAGAAGGATCAATATTCTTATATTGTATAATTTCTTGATTTGTACCATCATTTAGTAGTACAAGACCCTCTGAAGGGAACCTTTTCCAAATTGCTCTTTGCTTATTATCAGTTTTTTGTGATAATCCTATAGTTGTGTCATCCGCAGTTATATCAAAAGCTAAAGTAGTCTCAAGGATAATACCATCCTTGTAGAAATCAGCATTTTGATACTTCTGAATCTGTCGAAGAAGACCAGTAGACGCACCATCAATCTCAGTGGCTTTATAGTATTCTTCAAAAAACTTTACGAAAGTAGGATATTCCTGCCTGAAAAAGTCAGATAGTTGACTATCTACTAACTGGGATACTTTGATCATTCCTTACGACTCCGCTAAGACCTGAATATTTCCTTTTGTAAGAGCCAAATAAACCTCTCGCTTTGCGAAGATATCGTTTTGCGCTGGTCTAATAGTGACTTTAATAAGTGAACCAGTTTCAACTGTTTCAGTGATAACAATAGATGTGGACATACCTAGTAATATCTCACCTTTACTGTAATTGATAGATCCAATTGGATCTCCAAGATACGTCTTAATTGAGTTATTCAAGTAATACGCCTTTACGTTTTTAGTAGTCCTAGCAGTATCTAGGTAAGTTCCGTCATAGTCATCTTCTAGGTAAAAAGTCTGAGTATAACCTTCTAATTTGAACCCAGTTGATGTCAAAACTGGAGAATCAGTATCAATTTCAAATGCATTTACATAGCAAAGTTCATAAGAAGCTTTTGTATTCAGAATTGCCTGAATATCTCTTCTCATTGATATCGTTGTAGCATTCCTACTAATAGAAGGATCTGCATCATCGATGACTGCTATCAATTTACTATACTTTAGTTTTCCTCCAAATCTGCTCAATGCAGTAGAAGATTCATACAAATCTATAGCACTTTCTACCAAAGTCTTGATTTCAGATGCTGATTTTGTAGTAGTCTCAGAATTAAAGTATATTGTAGAGTTGATTGTTGGATAAAGTACGTGTGGATCAACTATATCAGTAGTCAAAGAAGCAACCTTATAGGATCTAAGTTTTGACTTGATAAGATCTTTTGTACTTACTGATAGAGTACTACCAGATTTGGGTTTGATAACGATCTTTACTTTTCCATATTGAGGTGGACTTGCTTCCTCTCCTCCATACGCAAAGATATCATCAACGTTTGGATATACTAGACGAACTATAGTTTCATAGTCATCAGCAGTTACTGCTCTATTCTGAGCAGAATAGAATCTTGGTGCTTGGAATTTGATTGAATCAATGGTCTCTGCTTTTGCACCACCTTCAGTTACAGGTGCATTTGAGATAGTAACAGTTTGACTTCCTGGTGTAACAGAAAGATTATTAGTCACATTTCCAGCAAAAACGAAATTAGCAGTTCCTTGTATACCATTTGCATCAGCACCACTAGAAATAATGTAAGTTGCTGTTATTTTTGAATTATTTGGTAGTTTTGCACCTACTACACCATCACCAAACACAAGTTCGTATTTCTCATCTTCTATTTCCTGAACAAAGTAAACTTTACTTGTAGAGGTAACTTGAGTGATATTTACTCCTCTTGTATATAAATCAGATGTTGTTGAACCAGAATCGGGTTGAACTTTGATAATCAAGGTGTCAAGATCCAATCCAGTGTTAGGAATGATAAATCTTTGATCTAAATCATTCTGATCAACAATCCATGAAGTAGAAAGGTATGTACCTTCATACAACCTAACATTATTATATGTACCAGTAGCACCTTGACCAGGAGCTTGTGGGTTGATATAAACTAATGGAGTGACAATATCAGATGGAGTTGATAGTGAATATGATACTTTATCCTTTATCGCATTGAAAACACTACCTGCTTTTATAGTAATTGATCCAGGAGCACTACCTGTCAATCCAGAAAATGTTGAGAATACGTTGAAGTTGAATAAAGAACTAGAAGACTTGGCAGATCTTGGTAAATAACCTAAACTTTTAGCATGAAGAACTACATTGTCCCTTAAAATCGAAGAATCTAAAAAAGATTCATTTGCAATCATGTTCGAGACGAAAGATTGATAATGCGTGTTATACGCAAGTAAATCAACGATATTCGCTAATGCAGACCCTTCAAAGTCGTAATCAGTGAAATCGGTATTGTTCTTCAGGTAATCTTTCAGTTCTGCTTTGATATTCTCAAAGTCTAAACTAGTAAGTTTCGTATTTGCCATTATTACCTAGTGCTTTCCAAATAGAATTCGATTGTCTGCGTATGTGGAATCCCGACAATTTCAAACTCAATAGAAACATCAAAGGAATTATTATCTGGAATTGGATTTACGTCTACTAGACTCAATACAACTCTTTCTTCATATGTTTGAATAACTCTAGTAATTTCATCAGAGATTTGGGACGCAGTTCCGTAATCGCAATTATCAAATAGAAGTCTAGAGAGATTTGTTCCAAGTTCAGGTTGAAAGGGTCTTTCACCTATATTGGTCATTATTAAATGCTTTAGAGCAGACTTTATCGCTGCTTCATTTCTTTTCACCAAAATATCCTTAGTTTTGGGGTGTGAATCAAAACTAAAGGATATGTCTTTGAATGATCGGGAAAGAAGGTCTGCTTTCGCCATATTAGGCGTTATAAGTCGGATTATTATTATTTAGACCGCTTCTTTCTCGTATTTTTCTAATGGTCGTGGCAACACCCTTCATGGTCGCCTTTTCTATCTAATTTCTCTGAAATTTCCTGTAACAATTGAATTACCATCTGTATATCCGTTTCTAAGGGAGAAACATATGGTTCGTAATCTTCTGGACAATAATCTGAAGGATTTACTTCTGTTCCCTGTGCTTCTGCATTATCACCACCGTTCAACGCAGATGTAGTCATTCCCATCGTTTAGTCCTCGGTATAATGTAGTATTTATTACTTTCCTTGACCTCTTGATCTCTTTTTAGCCTTGTTGCGTGAAGTCGCAGTATATTTTGTATGCTTACCTCTTCCCTGTCTTGTTTTCTTAGGAATAGACTCAACGTACTCTGAGGAACCCCATGCACCTTGTTTAGTCTTGACAGCCATTGTAATGGATCGAACGTACCGATATTATACCAGTTTGTTGAGTATTTGTCTATGGAGAGGTAGTACCAGCAGTTGTTATGCGAATTCTTCCCCCTTGACCACTCTGACCATTTGCTTGTCCACCAGCACCATAAGGCATAAGGAAATTTGGATTATTAGCTGCACTTCGAGCACCAGTAGTTGCTGCTGATATTACTGAGTTATTGTAATATCCGCATCCACCGCCACCAGCACCAGCTCCAGTGGCAGGATCTACACCTACAAATCCTCCACCACCGCCTCCTCTGTATCCTCCACCACCACCAGCAGTGCCATTGAATCCAGCACCACCAATACCTACACTACCAGTCCCACCATTACCTTCAGTCCCACCAAATCCAGGAGTAGCACTTGCATTACCAATTCCTGCCCATATAGCACCTCCACCACCTAAACCATTGTTTGATGCGTTATTGCCACTTAGACCTCCTCCAGACCCTCCTAGAGACCTTACAGAAGCACCTCCACCTCCTGCAGCAACTACTCTTGCAAAAGTCAATATTGCTTCACTTCCTCCAGAAACTACATTGCCATGATCTTCATAGATTCCAGTAAGTCCACCTCCTGCTCCTCCAGAAGAACCTCCTGATCCACCACCAGTTTGAGGATCACCACTAAAACCACCTGCAGTATTTGCTCTTCCACCTTTACCTACAATAAAGAAATAACGCTGAGTATTCCTAAGAGTCATCTTTACACTACTAAATCCACCATCTGCTCCTTGGAACGTACCAGCAGATCCTCCTCCTGCACCCCAAAGTTCACAACTTATAGGAGTACTACCATTTTCCGCAATTACTTCATATACTCCATGAGTTGTAAGGTCAAAAACCCCATTCGATAAATCTACATCAGTCCAATTAAAATTGAAACCTGATCCATTCTGTTGATTATTCTGCAGATATCTATACTTGAATCTACTAGAATAACCTGTTTGGTTGGTTATTGTAAGTACTGCAGCATTAGAAAACACATCTAACGCTCCTGTAGCACTCAATTTACACCGATATATGTCCATATTATCAACAGGATAGATTGGAGGTGGTGTTTCAACCGTTGTTGATCCTCCAGAGACTATTGTTCCTGTCTGACCCTGTATAGGATAATAAGTATTTTCGCCAGCTTGTTTTATTTGCCACTGGTATGTAAGATCGCTACTATCAGTAGTACTTGCTTGAATACTGAATTCTGCAGGAACAGTTACCAAAGTAGAGGTAGTTGTTGATCCAGATCCAATCAAATTAGTAATAAATGGGTCAATATAACGCTCATTACCGACATATACCCGAATTATAGTGATTCCTGCTGCTGAACACTTACTTTCAAACATAGATATCGCTTGAGATACCGTACTTACGGTCATTGAACCAGAATTATCAACAAAAAGTGCTACAGTTGATCCTTGAGGGTAAGTTGACAATCCAGCAAGTGAGAACCAATCTCCACCCCACCTAGGAACATTATGTTCTGTCAAGGGGTTAGGATAAGAACTCATGTTGTTAGGTATCTTATTATACCCCCAACTATTACCTCTAGCGACAGACATCAGGTCAAATGGTCTCAGTGGCCAAGCAGTTCTAAATTGAGCCCATGCACTATCAAATGAACTCTGACTTGGAGAAGTTTCGTCAATTACTGCAATACAAGGAACTGTCTCATTTGTTACAACAGGTTCTTGTACTACAGTCTGACTTTGAGGTTGTTGATTGATAATAATGCTTACAGGGAGAACTGTAATACAAACTGTAGAAGAATATACATCTGCAGCAGTTTCTGCCTTGACTTTTAGTCTAAAACAGCGTCCATCATCCTCTGGATAGCGTAAATTACAAATTGTTACAGCATTTGTATCAGCATTTGTAATAATTGGAGCAGTTCCACCGTTTTCAATGTCAAAAAAGGTCTCTCCATCCACCATTGGGAGTTCTTCTTGCCAAATATACTCTAAATCAGTGCCATCTGTGATAGTAACGTTGCCAGCAGTGAATGTAACACATGCTCCAGCAGTATTTGTTTGACTAGTTGGTTGATTTCCTATACTAATAGTAGCCCAAGACCCTCTATTACTGTCAAATCTCCATTCTACACTCCAATCTGACTCAACACACCTAGTCAAATTGAGATTTACTGCTCCATTATGAGTAGAAGGGTGTGTCAAAGTAAATTTTTTAGTACTTCTATCAATTGATCTAACTAAAGTACCTTCAGGCGCAACAATACCACCTGTAACACCAGCAACCGTAGATATAAGGTCTACACGCATTCCAGGTTCAATTGAGTACTCTAAGTCCTCTACTTCGAGGATTTGTTGATTATCTTCGTTTTGTCTACCCAAGAGAGTCACTTCGGTGCTCCCTTTTACCATTCTAGCAGTTACAAACAGGGGTACTGCACCCTCTTTCGCCTTAGAAGAGTGAAATTTACACCTAATCCAATAATCTTTGAAGCCTTGGAGGTAATCTTCAGCAAAAAAGTCTACTTTTGTCTTGAAATCAGCATTTATTACCGTTTCAAAGGGTAAAATACCAAAATCTTGATGATCTGAGACTTGCCAAGAACTTGCTATATGGGTAACTTCGTCATCAAACCCAAAAGGAGTAAATTTATCCTTTACATCGAATTTATAACTGGTTTTTATGGGCATTATACTGTTTTTTCTTCAAATTCTAGTCCAAAATCAGTTGCTGGCTTGATTCCTGGCGGTTCTCCACCACAAAATACGTTCGGAGACCCTGCTGCGACAGAAGTACATCCAGCAACTGCATCTCCGACTCTACCAGCACCTTTCCCTGTACCACCATCCTTTGCTCCACCCATGAGTAAAGCACCATGACTCATACCAGTATCTAAAAAGACTGTAGTTGACCCTGTAGCAATTGCTGCTGAATGAGGTAAACATATAGGTGGTGCTGGAAATAAATGAGTTGTATTCTTATCTCCCTGTCTACTCCAAGGTATATTATTGACAAACACAGTAGGAGAACCCTCTGCTCTGGTCATTCCAGAACAATGAGCTACGTCTGCATCTCCTATTCTAGTTGCTGCTGGTGTACTCATGATGGTCCTGTCCAAGGAACATATACTTCCTCTTCATATTTAGCGTCCATTTCCTCTTTTGTACGCTGTCTACCGATCAAATGTCTAAGAATCTCAGAGGATCCATCAGTATTAGGTAATAACCGATGAGTTAGTGTTTGATACTCTGTTTCTGGGTTCCCACCAATCATAAGATTGATTTTCAGTTTATAAGTCAGATCAACAAACTCTGTAGGGTCTAAACGGAATTCACTAATATGATCATACTTATCAGGAACTACTTCCATAAAGTTCTGCTGAGAAGGTTGAGTAACACTACTGATATTAGGAGGTGGTGTTAGTATGATCGGATCCGTTGAATTATTATCTAAGTAAGTTATTCTATCACAAGGAAAGACAATTCGAGTATACTCTCCAGATATTGTACCAGAGAGAGACGTTTGCCCCGACCCCCCTGTAGGTTCTGGGTAGGTAACACCAGACGATAACCTTATCCCTAAGACATCAGGTCTAGCAATCGTAGGTTGCTGATAGGTCTTTTGTGGTAATTTTAGATACTTCAATGAAATCCGAGTCCATCCACCACAATCAGTGGGATAACCAGTGCCAGGAAGTCTTGTTACATAGAAATTAGCACTTGGAGAACCTGCGACCCCATCAAGACTATCTGTAGTCTGAAATCGCCAATCTACAATATAATCACCAGATGATGTAGTATTACTGTCCAGAGATACGGTAACGCTTTCTGAGAACTGTTCAAGTATCTTTATTTTAGTAAGTTCTGTTTTATTGAGAGTAGTATATGCCATTAGTCTACCAGTGGGTCATCATTTCTGAGATTATTGTAGATACTTTGTATCTTTCTATTATTGACTTTCAAGTTGTGATCAATCATATCAAGTCTTACAAAGATCTCGTCTAATAGGTGAGATATATCAGTTTCCTGTTCTTCACCGACCTTACGATACTTCATTGGATTTTGTGAGGAGTCTTTTTTCACCATTTTCTTTTACGAGTTCAACTTGGATGTCCCTAGGCTGAGATGTATCTTCGTGATATGCATCAGCATAGTCTAAAAGGATATCTAACATCTCTTGTTCAGTTACAAGATTATGCTTTAGATCTCCAACGACATAAATGTTGTATTTATCTTCCATTTTTTATGTGATCCTGTACTACTTATTATACCACGAAAATTTTTCTCTGGGGCATTTTTTTCAAAGTGCGTTTTTTATATACAGGTCGATGGTAAAGGTTTGTAGGTTAGGGACTTAGGTGTTTTTATATACGGGCGCAAATCTTAACATTTAGGCACATCAATATGACTGCTAATTGTTAATTTAGATAATAAAAAAGGACTGTTGCCAGTCCTTTGCTTATTCTGTTAGACTGGGATGATCATGCCATCTGCAAAATCAACCGTGCCGTCTGGGGTGTTGATGTACCAGTAGAAATCCTTCTGAAAGATGCTACACCCTGTGCCGTTGAACACGCCATCACGAAGTAGAGCATTTAGTCTGGATTTTGTGGTGACTGTCTCCCAACCTGCTGATGTGATTTGCATAAACCCATCACCGATGCGAGCGATGAGATTATTATGAAGACGAACCTCTGCGACTGGTCTGTCATTCTCCTGCACGATCTCAACTCTGGTGTTATCCTTTGCGAAGTCATGCTTGAAACGAACTGCAGAGCACATTTGGGATTCGATCTTTCTCATAAATGTTTTTGGTTTGTTGACTCTTTAATAATACTGCTTAAGCAGTGCGAATGGTAGAAAAATGGTCAGTTTGCTAACTGTCCCATACTGCACCTCTGGCGAAGTTTGCTGCACTAAACTCTGAACGGTTGACCAATTTGCATTGACCGTACTCTGACCAAATCACGAAACCTTCATGCTGTGATGGTTGACCATTCAAAAACACCTGTGGTGCATCATGAATAATAAACGATTGCATAAGGTCTTCCTTTACTTCGCTGACGAGTTGGAAAAGGTTTGTGAGTTGGACATCATTGAGAATATCAGTGAGAATAGAATCAGTGAGAGGAATGTCATTTTTGATGAGTGTGTTGATGTCTTTTTTGATTTTGGTATACTCAGTGCCTGTGATCCAATTTTGCTTATATGGCACAGGTGGTGAAACGTCATTTCTACGAACCAAATCCACGCAAGGTTGAACCCACTTGATTTGATCAGTATCTACGAAATGTTCCTGGAGAGGTTTGCAAACTGCATCACGAAGATCATTAGTCGCTGTGTACTCAGTATGCGGTGCAACAATGATATTTTGATTGATAACCTCTGGGAACTTATAAGTCAGAGTATTTGGGGTAAATGTGTCTGTGCCACCGAACCCGATGAAGTCACCCTGATAAATTCCCTCTGTTCTTGGAAGATTATCAAAACATGCGTGTAGTATGTCTGCTAACGGTGCTTTGTAATGTTGATCGATCTCTTCGTGAGAGTGTGGGATCTTGATTTTCTTTTTGTTGAATACCGATTTCGTCCCCACGAAGAAAGTGCCAGTAACAGGATCCGTACCCCAGACAATAGCAGGACTTCCATCGATTTTCAGAGAAACATTGAATTCATTATACAACAAAAAGAGCACCGACACGAAACCTCCAATGATAAGGTCTTCGGGGTGCTCAAGGTGGGTGTTTTTGTTCATACCTTTATTATACAAAAGAAAAAACCCCTTTCGGGGTTTTGGTGTGACAGTTTGCTATCTGCCTCTGCCGTAGTATTCGTTCATTACATCACGAACCCTTTCACGATCTAATGAATCGCCATCACCCCACGTGTAACTGTCGTTATCGTAATGTTTGATAGCGTCAAGGTACATTGTGGTAGCAAATGCAATTTGCTCCTTTGTTCTACCTTGGTCATATAAACCGCCTTGACCGTAGAAGTCAAGGCAATAGTTTATGAAATCGTTGAAACTGTTCATGAGAATAAAGGTCTCATGTAGTTTTTGAAGTCTTCACGCATACTGTCTGCAAGTATACGAAGTTGATCTTCGGAAGAGTTGTTACCACTCATAACCAGTTCATCATAACATGCTTGACTAATACCTTTGTCGGTGATGTCATACTTGTGAAGTTGAACGTGATTGAAAAAACTCATAAATGCTTTGTGTTTGTTACTTCTTAATTATACACACTAAAAAACCCCTTGGAGGGGTTGAGTGTGCCAGTTTGTCAACTGGTTAGAAATCGTTTAGGATGGAAGTTCTGCGTCTACCAATCCTGTACTGCATCCCAGACATCGATGAAGTGCTCGATCCACAGGACTTGACGCTGTGTAAGTTCTCCGAAGTTCTGTTCATCAGCAGAGACTTGTGGGAGATTTTCCTTTGTGCAATAATCGGAGTAGACATCACAGAGAAAGGCGATTGCGTCATAGGAGTTGTTTGGGATTTGAAAAGGGTTGTTTGTTGCCATACTGGTATTATAGGACATGAAAAAACCCCTTTCGGGGTTCTGTAACAATTCTTTACGAAAGATTCATCTTTGCGTATTGTGTTTTGACGAAGTTGAAGTATCCAGGAAATCCTTTGAAGAGTTCTTTGACTTCGTACTGGTGGATTGCCCATCTTGTCTGTATGTCCTTGACATAACGATCAGAAGAAATTAGTCTTGCTGATGATGGACGTTTTGAGGTTTTGATCCTCACGGTCTTTGTAACCTTGGTTGCTGTCTTCCGAGTTCTACGCTTTGCTGGTGCTTTGGTAGTGGTCTTGGAAGTAGTAGCAGTTGGCATACGTGATTGACGTGTGTACTTAATCATTATAAAAGAAAAAGGTTGACATTTCTGCCAACCTTACAATATTGTAACAAATTGAAATAATTAGGGACTTACAACTTCAAAACTCATATTTTTATAACGGATGAGTTACCGTGAGTACAAGAGGTCTCCAAACATAAAGAGCAGTTATCCACGGTGTGCGATCTAAGACGCTCCCGAATTGTTGCTCACCCCTGCCTTGCGTATGCCCCGATTAGTTCTTATGCTCTCATCTGTTCGTACTCAGTGACAGCATCTGTAACCAATGACTTGTGAATGAAAAAGAGTTTGTCAA